TGATCCCGCTGACGTCGGTCATCCCGGTCAGCTCCAACTCGGTCGAATACATCACGTGGAAGAAGAAGGCCGGCGGGGCTGCCGTCGTCGGCGAGGGTCTCGCGAAGCCGGAGGTGGAGTGGGAGCCCACCGTGGTCCCGGCCAGCCTGGACAACATCGCCGGCCGGACGTCGTTCACGCGGCAGCTCGCCGAGGACGCGCCCGCGGTCGTGGCGTACATCAACGGCGAGCTCCAGGCCGACGTGACCAGGAAGGCGGAGACCGAGGCGAAGGCCGCGCTCGTCGCCGCCACCCTTCCGGCCCTGACCGGCCCTGCCGGTGCCGGGGTCTCCGGTGCGATCCGCGCCGGCAAGGCCGCCGTGGTGAACGCGGGCTACGCGCCGAACGCCTTCCTGATCCACTCCGACGACCTCGTCGCCCTGGACCTGGAGTCCGTCACCAACTTCCGCGGCGACCCGTACTGGGGCATGACCCCGGTCGTGGACCCCAACGCCACGCTGGGAACGGTCATCGTCGGCGACTTCAAGGCCGGGGTCGCGCACTACCGCCGTTCCTCGGTCGCTCTCTACATGACCGACAGTCACGCCAGTAACTTTGCGTTGAATATCCTCGACGCCCTGGCCGAGCAGCGGTCGAAGACCGTCGTCGTTCGTCCCGCTGCCCTGGTCGAAGCCACCGCCGGGGCCTGATCCCGATGGCCGCTGCTCCCACCCTCGACGAGCTGAAGGCCTGGCTCGGGCTCGAGCTCACCGATACGACCGATGACGTCGTGCTGACCGAGTCGCTGAACGCGGCCCTTCGGGCACAGGCCAGAGTCGTCACGTACCCGGTGGACGGGACGGGAGCACCGGACTACGAGGCCGACATCCGCGAGGCGCTGTTCCTTCGGGCGCAGCGCCTCGCGGCCCGCCGCAACTCACCCGAAGGCGTGGTCGGCCTGGCCGGCGCCGGCGGGGACTTCGTCGCAGCCCGGCTCCCCGGAGGAGACGGCGACATCGAGCGCCTCGAAGGACCCTTCCTCACGATGGTGGTGAGCTGAGCGGTGGCCGGAACCTCCGTCGAGACCAAGGACCTCTCCGCGCTCCTCTACGACATCATCGACGCCCTGCCGAACGTGCGGGCCTACGCCTTCATCGCCGACAACGTCCGCGTCCCGGCCGCCGTCATCGGACAGCCCACGCTCGACTTCACCGACCAGTCCGGCGGCTTCTGCCGGGCTGTCTGGCAGTTCCCGGTGACCGTCATCACCTCGCGCTCCAGCGAACGCAACGCCCAGGCCGAGATGTCGAGGCTGCTGCTGGACATCGTCACCGCCCTCGGAGCTGCCGACCCTGCCGAGGTCCTCAGCCTGGAGCCACTGACTGCCCGTCCCCTGCCTGGGGTCGCGGTGAACGGGCAGGAGCTGCCCGCCTATCAGCTCGACGTACGCATCAGGGCATAGGAGGCCCCCATCATGGCGATCAACACGATCAAGACCCTCAAGCTGACCCTCGACGGCACCGAGGTCGAGTGCCAGCTCACCCGCGCTGCGCTCGTCGACTCCCCGGACACCGAGGAGCTGACCACGTTTTGCGGGACGGAGACCTCCGCGATCCCCAACTACGACCTGGAGCTGGCCGGCTTCCAGGACTACGGCCAGGCACAGTCGGTCTTCGACCTGATCCACACGGCCTACGTCGCGGAGCCGATCGCCGAGATCGACTTCGTCCTGAGCGTCGGCGGCAAGACCCGCTCCGGCACCGCGAAGCCTGTCGCGGACGTGCCCTTCGGTGGAGACGCCGGCGCGGCGCTCACCGGGGACATCGCCCTCGACGTGGTGAGCCCGATCGTGGACGGATTGGTCGTGGTCACCGCCACCGCCGGAACGCCCGGGACGTGGTCGGGTTCGGCTCCTGCCGACGCCGCGGCCGCCACCGCTGCCGGGGTGGTCGCCTCGCCGACGACCGCGTGGACCACCGGCCAGTACGTGCAGGGCTCCACCGCCGGCGTACCCGGCGAGATGCACTGGGGCGGCACCGCCTGGGCGGCCGGCAGGGCCGCATGAGCCTTCGGCAGAAGCTGCGCATCGAGCTGGACGACGGCACGGAGGTCGTGGCCGAGTACAGCGCGATCGACCTCCGGCTCTGGGAGAAGCTCAACCGGAAGTCGGCGCTGGATGAGCCGATGTCGGTCTCGATGCTCTCCTGGCTTGGCTGGAATGCCGGGAAGCGGCAGGGCGTCCTCAACGGCGCCTACGACACGTACGAGAAGTTCGACGCCGCCTGTACCTCGGTCCAGGGCGCGGACGACGAACCGGAGGACGGAGAGGTCCCTACCAAGGCCGCCAAGCGGGCGGCTACCCGGAAGGCTCCTGGAGCCGGCTCCTCTGCGCCCTAGCGATCAGGACCGGAATCCCGGTCTCGACGCTCGACCAGGAGGACGACGAGGTGCTCCTGACCATGCTCGACCTGCTGAGCCCGCCGACGAAGAAGGAGCTGGAGCTGTGACCGCCTCGATCGACTACTCCAGCTTCACCGTGACGATCAAGCGGCTCGGCACATCCTCGAAGCAGCTCCAGAAGGAGCTCGTGAAGACCTTGCACGATCAGGCTCCCGGTATGGAGGCGTCCATCAAGGGTGCAGCGTTCACGAGCATCCAGCGCCACGCCGCATCGACCGTGAACGTGACCAAGGGCTCGCAGGGCATCGTCATCAAGGGCGGCGGCGGAGGCGGCCTCGGAGGAATCCTCTTCGCCGGGGCTGAGTTCGGCGGCCGGAAGCAGAAGAAGGTCTATCGCTCGACCAGGTCCCCCGCCGGCAAGGCCTACGTCGTGAAGCGCCGGACCACGATGCAGTTCCTGCCGCACCTCGGGCAGGAGGGCTACTTCTACTGGCCGACCGTCCGCGCGTGGCTGCCGAAGCTCTACCAGATGCAAAAGGCCACCGTGGAGCGCACGATTGGCGGCCGCCGATGAGCAGCATCACCCTCGACCTGAAGGTCACCGCCGACGCCAAGGCCGCGGTCGCCGGACTGAAGCCGCTGTCCCGCGGCCTCGAGCAGGTCACCAAGTCGGCGGACAAGACCGAGAAGGCCCTGAACGACCTCGACCACAAGCACAAGATCAACCTGGACGACCAGGCGATCGACACGGCCACCAAGGAGATCCAGCGTCTGCGCAGGCAGATGGCCGAGGACCTGAGGGTCGACGTCAACGCCGACACCCGCTTGGCGCAGCGCCGGATCAGCCAGCTCGAATCCTCGATCCGCACCCTGAAGCGGGGCCAGAACAAGGTCGACGTCAAGGTCGACGTGGACGACGGCGGGCTGTCCCGTCTCCGTGCAGGCTTCAGCCGGGTGGGCCGGGCCGGGAAGAGCGCCGTGGGCGGGATCGGTGCCGGGCTGGGCAAGCTGGCCCAGTCTTCCGGCGTGGTGGTCGGCTCCGTGATCGGTGCGGTTGCGGCGGTAGCCATCGCCGCCGGCGCCGTGACCAAGGTGACCGTCGGCCTGGCCGACGACCTGGACAACGCCAGCATCGCCTTCGGCCAGTTCCTCGGCGGCACGGAGAAGGCGGGCAAGTTCCTGCGCAACCTCCAGAAGTTCGCGGCCAAGACCCCGTTCGAGTTCCCCGAGCTGATCGCCTCGAGCAAGACCCTGCTCGCGTTCGGGATCCGGGGTGACGACGTCATCGACATTATGACCACCCTCGGCGACGCCGCCGCCCTGACCGGCGCGAGCGTCGAGGACCTGACCGTCATCTGGGGCCAGATGGCGGCCAAGGGCAAGGTCAGCAATGAGGAGCTGATGCAGCTCACCGAGGCCGGGATCCCGGCCTACCAGCTACTGGCCACCGCCATGGGCAAGACGGTCGCCCAGGTCCAGAAGATGGCCGAGAAGGGCCAGCTCCTCTCCGGCAAGACCCTGCCGATCCTCCAGGCGAAGCTGGACAAGACCTTCGGCGGCGGCATGGCCAAGCAGGCTGGGACGCTGTCCGGCAAGCTCTCCACGATCAAGGACACCCTGTCGGGCTTCGGCACCTCGATCGGCCAGGCAATCCTTCCGTTCGTGTCCGCACTCGCGGACAAGGTGCAGCCCAAGCTGGAAGAGCTCGCGGCGTGGGCCAAGGAGAACCGGGGCGAGTTCGCCACCATCTTCACCGACGCCGGGGTCAAGGCTCTGGAGTTCGTGGCCATGGCGCTGGACGGGCTCGCCGACCTTTCCGACGCCTTCATCAGGTTCGCCGCCGACTCCCTGATCGCGGTGGGCCAGCTCGGTCAGGGCCTCTCAGACCTTCCCGGCGTGGACGACAAGCTCGGTGATTCCACTGTCGAGGCAGGAAACAAACTGAAGGACGCGGTCAGGAACGGGACGGCGTTCTCCAACACCATCCGCGGCATAGCGGACGACACCCGAACTGCCGCCGGCGACTTCCGCGACTTCGGCGCCGACGTCGCAGCAGGTCTAAGACTCGACTCTGCCAAGTCTGATCTGGACGAGATCAACACCAAGCTGGACGCCCTCGGTAAGAAGAAGCCCA